GCTGCGGATAAAGAGATGTTTCTTTCTGTCTTCAAGCATGAACCTGCCCTTGACTTCCAGTATGATACCGTTGGGGAGCACAAAGTCTGGAATGTATTTCTTGTCTTCAGTCCAAACGTAGGAGATAGGATCTGGCTCATACTGGAAATCAATTTTGTTCTTGATTAGAACAAGGGCAGTGTTATACTCAGAGTTTGACCTGTACTTGTGGTCAATGCTTCTTTTGCTTTTTCTCTTAGACATAGATAACTTCTTCTACATCTGGAATCTTGTTAACCTGTACAAGATGTCTTACACCATTAGAGTATTTGAATGAACGAATGCCCTGACCATTGTTTGCGTCAGCCCAACAGTTAAACTTGTATGGACAGAACACACAGCCGATGGCAAGCTTCATGTTACCAGACTTACCATCTGGTTCTGGTTGGTAACATTTTTCTGGTGGTGTAGAAGAAGCAGTCATCTTCTTTACATTACTGATACGCTCACTGGCATTGATCATGTGTACTGATTCAATCTTCATTAGAGCAATCTCTGCTGAAGATTTATCAATAGCTAAGAATGCTGCCTGACTATCATTGTCAGCTTCTGCATAGCCAGAGATCTGAGCAATGTAACCAAACGGATCGTCAGTGTGAAGTGTGCCTTCCTTAAACTTCTTGAAAGCATAAGGTGACGCAGACTTGATGTCCGTTAAGACACCATCGATACGTCCGTCCTTGTGTCCTTTGACACCAAGAACATCAACTTCCTTCTGCTGTTCTGTCACTTCGTGACCAGCAACTTCTGCCAACAAAACAAGAAGTGCTTCAAGGATTTCTCCATACAGAAATTTAAGTCTTGTCTGACCATCGATCTCAACAGCTTCAATACCCTGCTGCATGTCATACCATAGCTGCCTGTCAGGTTTACCAATCTGTGACATACGAAGTGTTGTCTTTCTTTCTCGTGTGCCTTCGGATAAAGCCCTACGAGCAACTGAGATCATTTCCCTACCAAACTTTTCTAGGGATTCTTTGTTCTTCATAGAAGCCATATTGTTTTCCGCTTCAAGCGTTTTGTATATGTCTTCTACTAATGTGTCTATACTAGCCATCAGTTTCCCTTTCTAGAAGTCTGTTAGTGTACCACTGTGCCTTTTTCAAATCTTCAGTTCCGTTCTTGTAACGATAACGCCACAGGTATTTCATGATGTTACCCTGAAGATAGTATTTGAATCCGTCAGGACCAAGTGCAGCTTCTATTGCATCAATACACTCAATGCCAGACTGATTGTAATGTGCAGGACTGTTTACCATGTCGGATTGTTTGTTTGCTTGTTTTACAAGATCGTCTTCAGTAAACACAACATCTCTCCATTCCTGTTTTTTCTGAAGATCGCTCATTATTTTATTGTAGTCTGTCATAATGAAATGCTCCCTTCGTTGTTAAATAAATGCTGGCGTACCCACCCAAACGCAATCCAGCCCACAGCCATCAATCGATATGTGCTGCTCCCTGTTTGATGTTGTTAGGCTACCGATGTTCCGAATGGAATGTCATCGTCAAAGGAAGCGTCTTCTGCATTGTAGCCACCCGGCACAACATCAAAGTCATCGTCATCACCGTAAGGTACAAGGTTAACAACCTGAACAGCCTGAAGGTCAGTGCCGATTCCAGTGTTACCTGCATACTCCCACTCGTAGGTTTTGAACAAGACGTTTACATCAGAACCGTTACCAACAAGAGTACCTGTGATGTCACGCTTGTTACCATCCTTGAGAGATGGTGCCTTGTTGTCTGTACCATCTTTACGCTTTAGCTTACGCTTGATGGTAACAAATTGTCCACGGTCATCGTTCTTGTTTTTGACCTTTAGACCAAGCTTCTTTGCTTGTTCAAGTTGATCACCTTCCAATGACAAGTCAATGGTAAACACTGGCTCGAAAGTTGTGTTAGGTGAAGAGATAGATGCCCAATGGGCCTTTCCGCTAAGTACTGGCATATTAAATGCTCCTTTCTTTCTATGCGTTCTCAGACGCTGTTTCAATGTTTGTGAATTATGACACAAGGAAATCAGTGTGTCAACAACTTTAATGAGTTTCAGCCCAATTGTTTCCAACTTTATATTCACTGTCCAAAGGACACTGGACTTTCAGTTCTTTCTCAGTAAGCTTCATTGCTTGCTGTGTCATCTCACCAAACCTTTCAGTCTGATCAGATCGAACTTCAAACTGATACTCATCGTGGATGCTGGCGACAAGGCGATAGTCAAAGCCCTGTCGTCCAGCTAGTAGTGTGATCTGACGTAGCCATTCTTTACAGATGGTTGCACCTGCACCTTGTAGAAGGAGATTGGCTGCGGCATGTTGCTGACGAACCTTTAGAAGTCTGCCATCAAGACCACGGATATAACCTGTCTGTGCTGCCCTGTCGATTTTATCACGCAAAGTCTTCAGGGCTGGCATGTTGGTCATAAACTTGTCCATGATAAGTTTACCTTCCTTAGATCCACCACCAACGATTGATCCGATCTTGGCTGGTCCTGCACCATAGATCAGAGCATATATGAAAGTCTTCGCTGCATCCCTAGTAGGAAGTCCTGCAGCCTTTTGGTTTGCTGTGTGGATATCACCACCAACAACTTCTTCAGTGAACTTCTTGTCACCCATGTAATGGGCAAGACATCTCAGTTCAAGAGAAGAAGCATCACACCCTAACAGTTTGTACCTACTATCTGTTGTAGTCCACACGGCTCGACACTCCTTACCATAAGGTGAGTAAACTGCCGGAACCTGTGCCATGTTTGGACTGTAGTGTGCCATTCTTCCAGATATTGCTTTGAGTGTAATCACACGTCCATGAACCTTGTTGTCTTCTTTAACAACATCAATCCAAGACTTGACCTGTGATACACGTTTCTGTAACAGAAGATACCGTGCAATCTTTTGTGCTTCAGGTATGTCAACATTCTTCAACGTACCTTCGTCAACAATGGGATGACCAGTTGGAGTTAGATTCACAGGTTTCCAGCCCTTCTCCATCAGACGTTTAGCAATCTGCTGTCGTGAAGCTGGATTGAATACTTCAACATGATCCTTCAATCTTTTACCTGTCTTCTCTGAGTATCTCTCAGTAACGATAGGTGGAAAGATCTCTTGCATTTCCCTTTCGATATCTGCTGCTTCTTCTGAAAGCCGTGCCACAAGACACGAAGCTTCCTTTACGTTCAATGTAAAACCATTCTGTTCTTGTCTGTCTACAATAGCACGGACTGAATGTTCAAGTTCAATACACTTGCTAGAGTATTTCTTTATCATAGGTAACATGTGTTCGTACAGTTTAACAGTAAGTCTTACATCGTTGATACAATACTTCAACATCTCTTCATTGAAATGTGTGAAGTCATTATAATCAGTCTTAGGGAACCCAAGTCTAGTTCCCCAAGCATCTAGTGAGTGACCACCTTCAATGGCAGGATCAAGAAGCTGTGACAGGATGAGAGTATCCCTGACCTGCTTTACCTTGATCTTGCTTCCTGTAAGACGGTTCAGTGTTGGTGCATCGAAAGACACACCGTTGTGCATCACGAAGATATCATAATTTTCTGACCATGACGGAAAGTTTTTTATGTCTTCTCCGTGAAACACAAACTCTTGTTTGGTGTCGATGTCCTGTGCGGCGATACAGTGGATCACCGAAGCATTCAGGTCATCTGTTTCTATATCTACCGCAACTCGTTTCATAGTGTTATCAACTCCGCTTTCTCATATGGTATGTGGAAGAAGTGTTCACCCTTTACGATGTTTCTTCCCTTTGCTTCCTTTACTTCAGCTTGTTCAACAACGTAGTCCTTGATACGCCATGCAGCTTTCAAATCACCACGCAGTATGTAGAAGTTGAAGAATGGTTTTGGAATATCCAAGCTTCTTACCTTGTTGATCAGCTTGTGCTTGCGATATGGAATACGAATCTCTTTCCAGTTAGGATTCCAATCACCTTTCCAAGCATACTTCACTTCAACTTCACTGAAGTAGGTATTATCTGCTTTTTCACTCTTGATGTCAACCGAAAAATTTTCTGTGGCATCTAAGATAGTATGTCCATTCCGTTTGAGATATCGAATGATGGCAGTCTTTGCAGGACTGTCAGCCATCTCATATCTCTGCCGTGAGAACTTAATATTCACGGCACCTTGTATTGGCTGTAACATTATAGAAAATCTCCTATGTCTTCTGTTGATCCATTGTCTGCTTCAAAAGGATTCTCAATCTCAGCAAGTCTACCTGTGTCCTTGTCATAAAGCAAGTAACAAGCGATACCAGTATCACCAGCATAACGGTTCTTCAAGACCCGCACAGTGGTTGTATTGGCTTCGATAGGGTCATCTGCCTGTTGGTTCCTTTCAAGGGCTATCACGGCGTCTGAAAGCTGTGCAATGCTGTGTGATCCACGAAGCTGTGACAGACTGATAGCACCACCTTGTTCCTGTCCTTTGTCACCTGACATCCGGCGAAGGTGGGATACAAGCAACAGTCCACACTGTGTTTCTTCAACCAAGCTACGAAGCTTTGTCATCAGCATGTCAATGTTCCTACGCTCGTCACCATCATCCAGACCAGACACAAGGATGGACAGGTGATCGATGACAACAAACTTACAGTCCATTGCTTTGACCATGTACCTGACCTTGGAAAGTATCTCGTCAGTAGTGATAGAGCCAAAGTGATTGAAGGCAATCAGCTTGGGGTTCTGTACTGTGTCCTGAATGAAAGGTTCCATGTCCTGTCTGGTCATGTCCTTCCGTACTTCCTTGATGAACAGACGTTTGTTAGCAGGGATGGACATCAGATGGAACATCGTCTGCTTCTTGTTCTCTTCAAGGTGAATGATACCGATGTTGGAATCAATATTCTTCAGGATATGGTATTCCAGTTCGTACATCATGCTGGTCTTACCTGCACCTGTACCAGCCGTGATAGTTACCAGTTCACCTGTACGCATTCCATACAGCTTATCGTTCAGGCCAGCATAAGGATAGAGCACAGTGTCCTGTTCGTCTTCTTCAAACAGTTCATCGATGTGATCACACAGTCGGATAATACCTGCCGGAGTGAATGGCTTGGCATTCCACCATGACCGTGAGAATTGTTCACGCTTGTTCTGTTTGATGTATTCGTTTGCGTCCTTCATCTCCATGTCCATGATCAAACACTTGTTTGGTTCAAAGACTTGAGCAACCTGACTAGCAGCTTTCTTACCGTGCTCGTCACTGTCAAAGCACAGTACAATATTGTCAAAGCCATTTAGATATTCGTAGTTAGCTTTGACATCCTTCAGTGCAGACTGTGCTCCATTCTTGATGGACACGACAGGCCATTTGGAA